CAGCTTCAAGCGTATCAAATTCCATAGTTCGATACATGTTTGTAAGATTCTCAAAAAGCTTCTTATCCTGAGCTATTGGCATACATAATTTAACTGCAAGGCCTAAAGCTAGCAAATTACAAAATATGGGCGTATATACACTAACATTAGTTTCTAACTTAGTATAGCGTAGATATACTGAACCAACTAAATTAGTACGAAGCTTATCTCCAAAAACTTCCCAGCGTACTTGAGTGCCCTGCGGCTCTAGGCTTCGAGGAGCCACACAATCTGAAGGAAGTTGACATACCTGCCAACCTGCAGGAGCAGGTAAGTCAGTAACTACGTTTTGTAGCTTAACAATACAACGGGCAAATGTCCAATCAAGTTTCGCCAGCAGCTCATCTCGAGTAAAGTCAAAGAAGAGCTCGCACATGCGCGCGCGCTTATTATCTTCGTTAAAATCACGAATAGCTGCGCTGCCCACTAGACCTAAGGCGATGTTGCAGATTTCGATTTTTGATTTGGCCATAATTTATGCCCCTTATTCTTTACCAAGGGCTGGAATAGCCTCGGCTACTTCACGCATACGAGCATCTAAAATAGTATCTACAAGCCGCTCACGATTTGTAGACCTAGACGTTTTCCCATAAGTATCCGAAAGAAACTTCTGCAAGTCCCCAATTGGAACATCTGAAGCAAGCATCTCTTCTCGGCCCGCTACTAGCAAATCGATAGACTTAGATACTGGTTCAAAATATGGAGGACACTCGTCAAATGCCGCTACTTGGCCTTTATTGTAAAATATAATCTTGTCATTCACTTTTACTTGACAAGTTTTACGACATACACAAAGCATGACGAGCTCCTTATACGTTAGTCTGAATACCCGGCAGTACAATGCCTGCAGACCATGTGCCAGCTGAGGGAGTCCCCTGTAGAGCTACTTTAACATACCGGCCCACATCCGAGGGCAGCTCAAATTGGAGAGTCTTACCCGCCAAGTCAGCGGTATGAGCAATAAGGCTATCGGCTGCCGCATCAGTTGCGCCATCAGTAATAACGATACCAGTAGCGCCCGTAAGATCAGGCGAGCCAGTTACAAAAACCGTAAAAGGGTTACCTGGGCCAGCTTTAGCCGTCTCAAGGTCTACGACTGCAGGGGTACCATCATATGCCAGATTGTCAGCAAAGAGAGTAAGTGCATCAAGAATCATTATAGCCTCCTATTAGCTCACTTGAGCTTCAGTTTCAAGAATAGCGTTGCAGTGCCTAATAGGCACCCCGCGGAAAGTGGTGATCTTACGACCAAATACCTCAGACATACCAAGCGCAAGGTTTGCCTTTTCAACTGCCGCCAGATCAAGCATCGCGCTAACTGCAGGAGCTGCATAAAATACAGGGCGTCCAAGATTATTGGACGGAATAGTATGCAGCGCCTTAATCATGGCGCGATACAAAGCTTGCTGAGCATCGGAATCATCCAGATCGGCCAGGTCAATATTAGCAATACGTACGATATAGCGCCAATCGCGTACCGCCAAACCCATCTTCCATTGATAATGCGTACGATAGCCTTGGAAGCGCCCACCATCATTATCGAAGAGGGTTACCTCCCCGAGATCCCTAGAAATAAGACCTGCTTTAGAGCCCTTAGGATAAATACCAAATACAGTATTAGGGCCCCAACATACTAGATACAAAGAAGTAAGGGCAGAACCAGTGCCCTCCTCGCCGCCCATATCAATAATATGCTTAAGATACTCAGAATTAGTCTGAGCATTAAATTTGTCGCCGAGCCCTGCAATTGAGGCATAACGAGGCGCCAAGCCCAGAAAACGATCAGGATGTACAGAAGTATCCCCGTAAAAAATAGTCTGGGCCATGGTGTTAGACATACCTTCTAGATGCGGCTCATCTTCAGACATACGAAACTCAGCAGTATTGCCATTCAACATAGCAAGGTCTTTATCAACCTCACTATAGTCTTCAAGCATACCAATAGTTTCGTCTACCTGAGCAGTTGCACTTTTAGTAGGACGAACACCATAGTTCAAACGCCTCCAAGTAGGCTCAGGAATATCGGCACGTACAGTATGCCGATGTCCCACTGGAAGATTGCCTTCAATCAAAGGCACGTCTTCAATAATAGGATTATATTGCGTCAACAATTCTGCAATAGAAGCAATGCTTCCATCAGGATCGAGACGCTTAGTTACGGTAACAATATTCGGCAACTCGCCGCCATTATAGAGAACATAGGGCATGATTTGACTCCTTAAATTTCTTTAGAGGGATGTGTGTCCCCATACATTGCTTGTGCTGCAGTACGTTTACCTGGAGCACGATTCTGTGTAGCAGAAATAAAACCTCCTTCCTGCAGTTTAGTACCCAGCTCATAGAGAGACTGAAGTACTGCTGGATGATTACCATAGCCCGTCTCATTAAGCATAGTGGTAAGAACTCCCTCAGGATCAACCATCTTGAGAGCTCGTCGTCCTACGCTCAATTTATACTGGCCTTCTTTACCCCAGCTTTGCACATGCGCTTCACCTAGTTGCCGTAGTTGCTGCTGTTGCGTAGTTGCGTTAACGTGTGCTACTTCACCAAAGAACTGAAGCGATGCATCCAATTGGGCTTGTGATAGCCCATTAGCCTTAGCAAATTCCAATACCTGAGGCGGCAACCCCTCTGGCAGTTTCAAGTCGGCCGGTGCTGCTGCGCCATCGTCTACAGTACCGCCCTCTTTTACGTCTGCACTTGGCGTGACTTCCGTTTCTGGTACAGCTCCAACACCCTCGCCAGTGATAGGGGTAGTCGATTCCGCGTTTTCTTGTGGCGTCCCACCTTCGATAGGGTCCACATTAGGGGTTCCTTCATCCGCCATTATCTTCCTCACTTTGTAGTTTCTTTACATTATCCAGTACCATGCGTGGATAACAAGTTGGGTCTGCGTCTTCCATTAAACTAAGTATATATAAACCTAAGCTACGACGCCCTTCGTTAAAAAATGTTTGGCTATTACCAGTAAAAGATGAAGCATAAATACCAGCGTTATCCAAAATATGCCAGAGGACATTTCTGCCCGCAGAGGTGCTAAGAACCTCTTTAAGATTAAGAACCAATAGCTCATGTTCTACATCCAATTTCATAGTACACCTGCTTGCAGAGCTGTCTGCTGTGTCTCACTTAATATCTGTCCTGCTTCAGCTTGTGTTTTAGCCGCTGCAGCAGCTGCTTGGCCTGTTTGACCAGCCACCTGCGCCATAGCCATAGCTTCCTGTTTTGCTTGAGCTTCAGCCATAGCCTGCTGACGTGCTTGACGGCGGGCTTGTACTTCTTCCATAGGTCTAAGCACGCCAATATTGACTCCCGTAATGTCTGCATAAACTCTAGTGGCCTCATCCACATCGACATTATCCAAGACTTCTTGATCGAACTGTGCCGCTCCACCGATAAATGCCAGAAAGCTGTTAATGCCTTGTAGAGCCACACCTCGCTGAGCCGCTGCTAATGGCGAAATAAGAGCTATCTTATACTCACCAGCCATTTCAGCCAACTTAGGATCAAGTAATTCAAACATTTCTTTTCTAAGCATTATATTAAACAAACGCTCAATCAAGGGTTGAAAGAATTCGTGCTGCAAACGCTCAATCACTGGCCCAAGACGCAGCATCTTCTCTTGTTCCCGTGCGGCTACTTCAGCCGCTTTATACGGAGTCGCATTCGGATCACGAGCAGCCGTTAAGAATATATCATTATAAAAGTTGGCTTGTATACGTTGTTCTACTCGTTCTAGCGCCTGCGTTACACCTTGAAGATCAAAACGTACTTGGTACAGCTCCTTAACTAACTCATTAGGATTACGATAATAATTCTCCGCTCCTGGTAAAGTACGCAGTTTACCTTTCATATAAACTGGAGCCATAACTGGAGGCTCAACAGTTTTATGTACCGCCATAAGAAATGCAGCTTCCATTTCCTGCAAGCGCCGTATATCAGGCAAAGCTCGTGAACCTGGACCAATACCGTATATGTCTGATCCAATCGTACTCCAACGAGCTACAAGATAAGGAAACTCGTAAAAACCTGACTTCTGTAGATACTCTCGGCTTTCTTTATCTTTACGCGTATTATATTCATAAACGTATCGAGTAATCGGTTTACCCATATACGGCTTATATTCCAGCATTTCAAGTACGGCAACAAATGGCTTATTTTTATCCGCCAAATCGTCATCTACGTACTTCTTCACCGTTGCAGACACTTTATCACCAAAAGTATCTACCAACTGCTGTGGCGACATAAACGCCATGCGAAAGAACGAATTTACTTTTCCAGTTGCATCCAGCGAAAACGCATACTCACCTGCCGTAAGTAATTCCCAACGTGCAGGTACCGCGTCATCATACGTGTCTTCACCCACATAAATGCAGCCCGTACCGAATCCACAATACTCTTCATAAAATGCTGCTATTACACTATAGAAATTACTAAATTGCAATGCTTGGTGCATACGATCATTACACTGCTGCAGCCAAGCCTTCAAAGGTTCAAACTGTTCTATTTCTGGTTGTTTCCAAGATAGCCTAAACCAAGGTAGCGCAGGACTTGTCAAACCTCCGTGCATACCTGAAATAAGCACATTAAGCGCATCAGTTGCTATCGAGTTTATAATGCTTGAGCTATATAACTTTCTCTTATCCGGTTTAGTATCACCATAGCGCCCACGACCCGGCAATAGAAACTCTGAAATATCTTTCCACTCAGTTTCCCAATCAGCCCGCTCTTGCTTAGCCGCTTCATAAAACGAAGATACTTGGGCAAACGTATAATCGCTCATGGCATCGCTATAAGAGATTGGTTAGTTGTTTCAGCCTCTTCATAATCCAGGAGAGGGCTCGAATGTACCGAAGTTCCGAAATTTATCCGCCTGGCGGCGTCAAGATCATATTGCGCCTTTGCACGCGCATCGAGCTCCGCTTTCGCCGCATCCCAATCTACTTCAGGTGGCTTATAAACTTCCGGAGTATCGCCAATCAGGGATTGTTGCATCGACGTCATAGCTTGATTATATCCGGCCATCGCGTTATTCATCTGCGCCATCATTTGGGACAGCATAGCACTTGTCGCCCCAAAACCTTCTTCAATAGTAGAGCTGGTTTGCTGAATAGGCGGTGCAGGTATATTTCCAGACTTACCCATAACTTATCCCAAAAGGGCCTCCTCTTCGTCATCCAGCGTCGCCAAAGTAGCCAAGCGAGGTACGCCTTTACCAGTAGCGATAGTCGTCGAGGTATCAGGCTTAGTCT